CCGGTGGCCGCATCAGCATTGTTGATGTAGCCACCAGTCAGACCGCCATCGTTGATCCTGGTGAGTGTCGGGGTTGCCATTCAGCACCTCCTTGCTGGAGGAGGGGGGCTCTCGCCCCCCTACCCGTTAGGCGTCGGAAGTGCGGACCACCGAGGCCGAACCACCGGTCGAGCTGTTCTGGCCAGTGGACTCATACGTCCTGATCGGTGTACCTCCACCGTCTCGCGCACGGATGAAGAAATCCCTGTCGGTGGAGTAGATCCCCTGGAAGGAAGCCGTCGATCCGGTCGCCAGCAGATCCAGGTACGAGAGGAAGCAGTTGGCACCGTTGGCGATGTTGTTCGTGCTGAAGTCCGTGGGGGTCGTCAGCGTGAACACGGAGCCGGTCCAGCTGCTGTAGGCGTGCTTGGTGTACACGCCGTTCGCCCGCTGGATGCGGATGCTGCCACCGCCGTTGGCGGCGTTGGGGGTATCAGCCGGGATGGTCTCGTTGACCGTGATGGTGCCGACCGAGGCACCGGTCACCGGACCGCTGACGGTGAACTGGCGAAGGTTGATGTCCGGGGACACCGTGCCGTTCACGTCACCCGTGGCCCCCGACGTGCCACCAGAGATGGTGTCGCCGTCACCCCAGATCGAGCCGGTCTTCACCGGTCCTGTGACGATCTCGCCGTAGGTGCCCCAGTCGATGATCTGGGCCACATCAGCGGTAGCGGGGGTGCTGAACGTGAGCTCTTCCCCGACCACGAACGGTGGGGTGCCGCCCTCGTTGTCGTACTGGAAGCGGTAGCCCAGCGGGCCGACGAAGACATAGGTCTCGCCGGTCTGCAGGTTACCGACCGTGTACGTGACGTAGTTCGGCGGGCTGTAGGGGTTGCCATCGAGAGCGGTCAGGGTATCGGCGGTGGCGATGTCCGTCGCCTGGATGCCGAGACCGAACGCGCCGATGATGTTCGCGCCCGTCGAGGTGCCGACGAACGGGGTGGAGACCGTCTCGGCGGTGACCGTGACGTTCACATCGTTCGTGGCGGTCGCGCCGCTGATGGTCTGCCCATCGGTCGGAGCGACACCCGTCAGGAGCTGGATGTACATCATGGTGGTGCTGGCAGCCGTGGTGTTGTCCACCGCCAGCAGCTGGCCTGTACCACCGGTCCACGACACCGCCTCGGGCTCGACCCAGGTGCCACCGTTGCCGGTGTCCACGGCGATGGAGTGGGTGACGCCTCGGAAGATCTGGCCCTGGAGACCGTAGAGCGTGGTGGTCTCATCACGGCGGGTGAGGTACTTCGCCCGCTCGTAGAAGTTGGCCACCGATGCGCCGTTGAGGTCCCACTCGCTGTAGTACGCCTCGTTGGAGGCGTCGGCGTTCACATCCTGGAGGAAGTAGCCAGCGGTATCGAGTGCGACGTTCGTGTATGGCGCACCCGTCATCGAGGCTGCAGAGGTCTGGTTGAAGTTGTCCGACGCCCAGGCCGTGAACGGCACGACGTTGACACCTCGGGTGGAGCCGTTGGTGAGGTACTCCAGGTAGGAGTAGTTGAACTCACGCGTCATCCAGATGATGCGGCGACCGTCGATGTCCGAGCCTGCGCTGCGGACCTTGAGCATGAACTGGTGGCTGATACCAGCGTTGGCGTCAGCGTTCAGCCCGGTGGTCCAGAAGTTCGGGGAGACGACGGCACCGTTCTGGACGGCGTAGACGTAGTTGCCAGCAGGACCGACGACCTGGAAGCCGTCGTAGATGTCCGCTCCGCCGTTCTGGATGATCGAGCCCGCATACAGGTGCTGGGCTGCGGTGTCATCGATGTTGAATCCATTGACAAGCGTGATGATCGTGTCGAACTGCTTGCTCGACGGATCGGCCACGGTGATGTCCATGAAGTCGTCTGGAGTGCCAGCCGGGTCATCGGCCAATCCACGCAGCCATTCGTGGAACTCCAGCACGGTGTAGTTGGCTGTCGATCCCGTATACCGGATGTCCTTATCCAGCTGGATCTCGAAGTCATCGCCAATGGCCATGCCCAAATCTCCGCATTGCTACCGCTACGAGCGGTGATGTGGGCTCAATGAAGTGTACTCGCCCTGCAAAGGGCCATCAAGGAGTCGTCGTTGATGCCTGTGCTGCTTGGGCGACGGCGATGCCGTTCATCATGTTCAGCACTTCCATCCCCAGGGGGTTGGCGTCGTCATCCATGACAGAAAGGCCCTGGGGGAAGTGCCAGATCATCCGCTTGCCGCCATCTGCGAGCTCCTTGCCGAGGCCGTAGCAGATGACCTCGTGCGTGACTCCTGGCGGCAGCTCACCAGAGAGGTTGCCGATCGCGACGTGGCGAGCTCGATAGATCGGCTTGTCGCCGTCCTCGACGGTCATGGCGAGCGGGATGGCCCTGGTCTCCTTGTTCACGAGATACCAGCGACCGACGACACCGATGATGTCGTCGTACTTCTCCATCCACCCGCCCTCGTCCACATCCACGATCTGGGCGGCAGGGTTCCCGTCACTCGGGTTCCGATACCTGATCATCAGGTAGTACGGGGTGATTCCTGCCCATTCTTCCATGTGGCCTCCTTGCCGCAGACGATGCACTTGCCCTTGTTCCCGCCGTCCTTGTCGTAGAACGAGAACCGATGGGTGTGGGTGAACTTATGCCTTACTTGCTGCTCGTTCCGTCCGAGGGTCCCGGTCTTGTATCCATCTTCCATCCGAGTCTCTCCCGTGCTTCTTCGGGCGTCATGGTGGGCAGCCCGTGCTTGTCGTTGATGGCCTTGACCATCTCGTAGTCGTCCTGGCTGCGGTTCGCTAGACCTTCGAGGAAGTTGGTGTAGGTGACGACATGCTCTGCGAGGTGCCCGATCTGGATGCGGGTGTCCACGAAGATGCGGCAGCCCGCCGCCAGCGCCTCCTGGCAGAAGCGGAGATCCTCGCCCATGAGGTGGGTCCACTTGAAGACCGGGGGCGCCTGGTAGAGCATCCTTGTCTCTTTGTCGTCAGCGAATGTGTCACCGGTGATGTTCTTGATAGCTTGCTTCGGGATGAGGAGGAACGCAAGGCCGGTGGCATCGACCTCCACGATGTCGTCCTCCCACTTCTCGATCATGCGGTACTTTCCTTCGTACCGGCTATCCCGCATGTACATCGTGGGATCGTGGGGGTCCTGCCTGCGGGAGCACAGGGCACCGAGGATGACAGGCTCTTCGAACTGCTCTTGGACCTCCTCCCACGACTCGATCAGCTTGCCGATCGCATCGGGCGCCCAGGTCATGTCGTCATCGATGAACAGCAGCCAGTCCCCATCCATCTGACGGAGCGCCTCGTTGCGCTGCAGCGTGAGGATGCTGCCCTGGATGACCAGCCAGGAGACACCGCCTCCACGTTCCTTCAGGAACCGCCAGTCGTTGTGTAGCGCCGACATGAAGGTGCCAGCGGAGATGTGGTCCCTCGTACAGATGCACACGGTCCCGACCGGTGACTTCGTGTTGGATGAAAGGACCTGGACGGATGAAGCGGGCTCATACATGTCCGACAGCATACAAAAACCCCTCCCCTGTCATCCCGCAAAGCCGAGCGTTATGAGGTAGGGGAGGGGCGAGCGCAGACTCAGCACATCCTAGGAAGCTGGTCCGCTAGACCCCACGGGCGAAACCGCAGGGGCTGTGTCGATCTTACAGTCCTGTGATGGCGAGGTTGGCGATCGAGCTGTCGTCACTCACCTGACGGAGGTGGGCGGTCCACGAGCCAGCGGCAGGAAGGACGACGCCATCCCAGGTCCAGTCGCCTGCGAAATCCTGCGAGCGCAGGGTCTCTTCGCCGGAGGCCTCCAGCGTCATGTAGTGGCGGATCTCAGCGCCGGTGGTGCCATCGTTCAGCGGAACCTCGTTCGCGCTGAGGTGAAGGAAGGTCTCAACGGCGGTGACGTCTGTCGTGGGCCGTCGAGAGATATTGACTGCCATCTCTTACTCCCTGGCCGATTCCCAACGTTGGTCTCTCAGCCTATCGATGTCCAGCATGCCATCCGCTGGACCTGGTGCCTTGTTGAAAGGCAATTCGTATTGCTCGTGGCCCATGGAGCCACCCCACTTCGCCATATGGTACTGGACGTTCCTAGGATAAGTAAGGTTATTTCTTTCACGCAGGTCATGATCCAGCATGATCGTGGCGGACCCGACATGGTCCCTGACGGTGGGGATCTGGGCGGTCTTCAACCCGGCCTTGATGACCCGCCAGGTGAAGTCGTTGTCCTCGCAATAAGCGGGGTGATAGTTCTCATCGAACCACCCAGCACGCTTGATGCAGCGGCGGTGGACGGCGAAGGCGTGATAGCCCCCCATCATCACCAGGTCACCGGCTCCATCGTGCATGGCCTTGATGAGCCGCTCGATATCGCTCTCAGCGAAGACCAGATCGCTGTTGAAGATGGCCCACCACTGGGCCCATGGAGTAGCCTTGATGGCGGTGTTCCATCCATGTGCAACCCCCAGGTTGCCGTAGCACCTGATGATGCGAGCGTCGTAATCGGGGCACGTACCACGCTCGCTGTTGTCGATGACGATGACGCGTTCTGCGAGGTGGCGGGGGAAGGAATCCAGGCACTTCTTCGTGATGTCCGGGTTCTTGTAGTGCAGGAAGACCGCGACCGGGATCATGACTCAGCCATGAGCATCAGCCCGATCACTACGACGACGATGGCCACGCTGAACGCTATCCACATGACGTTTACTCCGGCTCGGTATAGGCGCCGGAGCCTTTCGCCTGCGGATATGTCTCCAGTACCGAGACCGTTTCTGTGGTTCGTAGACATGCTTGATCTCTTCACCGCAGACGGTACAGAAGACCGGCTGTGGCTTGTGGTTCGGGATGGGCCTGTGGTCACGACGTTGCTTCAGGCTCACCGGGGGTTGGGATAGTAGTAATGGACGATATCCTGCGTCATCGTGAACTTGAGCCCTGCTGCGACCATGCGGTCGATACGGTCACCGTCTTCGGGCAGGCCCCGCTTCAGGCAGTCTTTGTCATAGCGGAACCCCAGATCGTGTTTGCTGAGCCATGCACCATCGCAGAATGCGAAATGCATGGGCGGCCAGTTGCCGTACCACTGGATGCCCCCGTTGTGGAGGAAGGCCTTGCTACGCCCGTACGCGACGTCCGCATCCTCAGCCAACAGGTGCTTGAGTAGCACCTCCACGGTGTAGGGCAGCCACTCGTCGTCATCGTCCAGGTTGGCGATGAACTCACCCTTGGCGGTGTCGTGCCCGTGGTTGCGGGCTTCGAGGCCGATGACACACCACTTGGCCCCTGGGTCCTTCGGGTACTCCTGGCGGGGCAGGTTCGTGAAGCGGACCCGTGGATCGCCCAGCGCCTCGATGGCGATGGCCGTCTCTCGCTCGGTGCCATCCCCGACGACGTGGACATCGAGGTTCTGGTGGGTCTGTGCGAGCACGGACTTCAGCGAGCGGTTCATGAGCTTGCTGGTCCGGTTATAGGTGGACATCACTACGCTGACGAGTGGTTCAGCCATACAGGATGTTCAGCTCCCGCATGCGACGCTCGAAGGTCTTCGCGTCCTCATGCCAATACTTCTGCGCATCCGAGTACGTAGAATCGGGCTGACGCAGCTCATGTGGGTTGTCGAAGAAGGTCTTGTGACCATGAGGATGGAGGTGGGCGACGACCGAGTCCATCGCACGGGCAAGCTTCCCCTTGACCCTGGCGGTGTTGAACTGCTCGGTATCCGCGAAGTTATGGAAGTAACCGTGGTGGAAGACCGCATCTGGATCGTCAAAGCAGGCCTCGCCAACATAGTCTGCACTCATGAGCGCCTGCGTCCCGTTCGGGTTGGACAGGTCGTTCACGACGACAACTGGAAAACCTTTCCGCATGACAGCAAGTGCGTTCGACAGCCAACCCTCGTGGTGTACCACGTCGTCGGAACCGAAGAAGATGAAGTCCTCTTCAACGTGGTGGATCAGCTTGTTCATGCGAGTGACGTAGCGTTTATCCGGGTCTTCGCCGTCCCAAAGGACAACGGATTCTCCAGCTTCGTCCAGCGCCTTCCTGGAATCGACGTCCCCGACCATCCAATAGATGCGGTGATCCTCTGGGGTGGCTTCATGGATGTTCTGCGCTACAACACGAAGATATGGAGCACGGTTCAGGGATGGGATAAGGATCGCGGTGCTAGCCATACTTCGAGTTCTCATCTCGGATCTGTGGGTAAGAACGGAGCGGTGTCTCGACACGCAGGTACGATGCCAAGTCATCGATGGTCTTTACAGGGGAACGGATCAGCTCCTCGTACTGGAGGTGATACGGATCCCGCATCCGCTGCACCGCCGCCATCCAGCCGGGATACCAGCTCTTGATGGCCGATAGCGGGTCATGCAGCAGGGTGCCGTCCGGGAGCCCTCGGTGACCCGCCGCAAGGGCGCTCTTGAAGGCGATCTCCGGGATGCGGTGGATGACGATCCAGGTCGGCGCCGGATCGAAGTCTTCCGGCTGCCAGAAGTGGTCCCAGTGCGGATAGGAGCGGTGGACCGCAGGTAGGCCCATGTGGTGGTCCACGATGCTGTGCAGCAGCCTGGTGCCGGAGCTGACGAAGCCACAGGTCACGATCACTGGAACACCTCCGCTTTCTGCCAGCGGATCTTCGGACGCCAGCCTGGGGTCGCGTTGTAGCCCACGTACTCCTGCTCGTCGCCGTAGCGCTCAGGCCCGAACTCCCAGTCGAGCTCCAGGTAGTCCGCCATCTCCAGGACGGTCACGGCGTTCTCCCAGCCCCCGCCGACATCCCAGACCTTGCCCTGGAAGGCCTCGAAGTGCTGCAGCTGGATGAGGAGCAGGCGGACGTAGTCCTTCACATGCAGCAGGTCCCTGATCTGGGTCCCTGGCTTGTTGATGGTCACTTTCAGCTTTTCTTCACGCGCACGCAAGAACCAGGCGATCCATCCACTTTCAGGGCTGCCCTCTTGCCCCGGCCCATAGATGGTGCCTGGTCGGTTGATAACGTACCGCAGGTCGAGGGCGTCTTGCGCCCACATCTCGACAAAGCGCTTGCTGATGCCATACGGCGTGGTGGCTGGGTCCCGAGCTTTGACGCTTGAGGTCACGATGATGGGCGTACCCGTCATTCTGCAGGCCTCAATGACGTTCACGCCGACCCTGGCGGTGTTCCTGAACGTATCGAGCGGGTCCCGCAAGGAACCCGCTGTCGAAACGCGTGAGGCGAGGTGGATGACCACATCCGGGTCGTGGTTGACGATGGCCTGGATGGCGATGCTGTCCTTGGCCAGATCGGGGCCCGTTCCGTTTGGGTGCAGGGTCTGGTCACGGATATCCATCCCGATGACAGAATACCCGGCCTGTTGGAGCATCTGGACCGTATGCCGCCCCACGAACCCTTCGTGGCCGGTGACCAGGACCTTCACTGGGCTCGGAGGTAGTCCCAGAAGTAGGCGACGGTCTTGTGGACGCCGTCTTCGAGCGTGGTCAGGTTCTCGGGGTCGATCCCCAGCACCGCGAGCGTATCGGTGTTGGCCTTGACCACGGAGTTCGGGTCTTCACCTGGACGCATCGGGAGGTGGTGGACGGTGACCTTGGTGTCCGTCATGTGCAGGACGGTCTTGGCGACCTGCTCAGCGATGTCGTTGACGGTGGTATCCCGCCCGGTGCCAGCCTCGACCAGGGGCATGACCCCAGCAGCGTCGAGGTGTTCCAGGGCAGAGGCCAGGATGAAGGCCACGTCCTCGACGTAGATCATGTCCATGACCTGCTCGCCATCGCCGTAGATCTCGATGGGCTCCCCCGACAGCGCCCGACAGACGAACGAGGGCATGACCTTGCGCACGCGTGAGGGCCCGTAGGGCTCTGCGGCGACCTGCCGTGGCCCGTAGGCGTTGAGCGCCCGCACCGAAGCCATGGCCCGGTTCTCGTACTTCGCCTTCATCTGGATGAACCGCTCCACCGTGTTCTTGGTGATGGAGTAGGTATTCGTCATCCACCAGTTTCCGACCGCGATGTTGATGAGCGGCACGTCGTACTGGGCGCAGGCGTTGATGACGTTGAGACCTCCCAAGATATTCGTTTCTGCAGCAGGGACAGGATTTGCGATGGTCTCTTGGGTGCCAAGCACTCCAGCCAGGTGGATGACGCCGTCAACGTGACTAACGGCATCGGTGACCAGGGTGGCGTCCTTGATGTCTCCGAAGAACCCGTGGAAGGGCTCGATCCGCTTCCGGTCGAGGACGTAGACCTCGTGGCCTCGTGCTCTGAGCTCTTCAACGACGTACTTCCCGATGAACCCATTTCCCCCGGTCACCAATGTGTGCTTCATGCGACGGACGGCCTCGAATGCTTGTAGGACAGATCCCGGTCCCAGTCTTTGCTCTTTTCAGGATATTCGATGAGCGTGTGAGAAAACCTCGTCACCTCGTCATCGTCATACCAGATATCCAGGATGATGCCGCCGATGGTGGGATGGAGACCCTTCCGCACCAACCAGGGGTATTGGCCCTGGAAACACGGCTGCATGATGCAAACGGTGTTCTGGATCTTGAAGACACCGTAGGTGTGGTAATGGCCGATCAGCGCCAGCTGGACACGCTCCTTCGTGGGGATCGCCTCCACCAGCTTCTGGGCCTTGTAGCTCTTGGCATACGACGACCCACCGTCCGGGTGGACGATGTAGGCGCGCAGCCCTTCGATGTTGAGGTAGCAGCTGTCACGACCGATGTACTCGATGTCGTCACGCTGTGCCGCGATCTGACGGACCACGTTGATGCCGGATTCGTTGGTCCAGCTGTCATCGTGGTTCCCGGTGATCGCATAGGTGGTCTTCGAAGAACGAGGGTAGGCATCGACCGCATAGCCGATCTGACCCTCTGCAGAGAGGACATGCAGCTCATGCTCCATGCCCCGGTGCATCTTCGGTGTGCCCTGGACGAAGTCACCAGCGTTGAGGAAGGCATCGACGCCCTCCTCCTCCGCGATGCGGTAGAAGTCGTGCAGCGCGCTCAGTTGCTCGTAGCTAGAGCCCAAGTGGGCGTCTGATACCAGTCCCAGCTTGAGATGGCCCGATTCTTCGTGCTTGATACGAAGGTCCGCCTCATAGGTGTTCTCGTCTCGACCGAGGTAGGTCTCCCCACGCTCGACCCGGAAGTCGATGCCTTCCTGGTGGAGCTCGCGAGCAAGGTCCTCCAGCTTCTTGAGCCGGGGGTCCACACCCTGTTCTTCAGCGATGGCTTCATTGATGGCATCCCCTAGACCTGACATGAGCACGCGTCCGCACGTCCGATCATCCGGTTCCGGTGACGCCGGAGGGATGTGACGCCGACGCTGTACCCGAACTGGTCCAGCTTGGCCTGGATGATGGTGCAGGCGATGCCCTTGTCCTTGAGTGCCTTGGTGAGGTCGGCGCTATCTTCTTCGTCCATCGTTTCGAGAAGAAGGCCGGTATCGCAGGGTGGACCCTTCTTCAGGGTCTCCGCTTCGATCGCTACTCCTAACTTTCCCATCGTGCCCTTTCAGACATGAAGAAAAGCCCCCCCTGGGTTCAGGAGGGGCTTCGCGGCTACATCCGCCGCATATCGGCGCAGATCGAGCACTGTTCCATGAACTCATCGTCACGGACAGCTCCGACCCGCACATAGAGGTGATTGTGGTCAGCCTTCTGCGGGGTGGGTTCTGGCGTGGACGGGATCGCAGAGATGAGCTCTGACGACACCGCCACGACCTTCTTCCGCTTCCTCGAAGCCACGATCAGGTCTCGTCGTAGCTGTAGGAGATGGTCTCCTGGGTCCAGTTGCCCGGACCGGCATCGGAGTCCACCTGGAGCTGGAACACGGTGAATCGGGTGGTGTCACCGGTGTTCGTATAGGGACCAGCATCCCAGGCTGCCTTGTTGCCGCTGGTGTAGCTGGTCATGTCCGTCTGCGCGATCGTGGACGCCGAGCTGGTCGGCGTGGAGTACGTCACGTAGTTGGTGGTGAAGTACAGCGTGGTGCTGCTATCCACCGTTCCGTCACACCAGATCTGGAAGTTGTCCACAGCGTTGGCGGGCGTGCTGTCGATATACAGCTTCACCCACTTCTCGTAGCTGGACGTTCCCACGGTGATGGGGTTGGCTTGGCGGTTGGCCAAGCTGTTGGTGGCGTTGTCGGCGCTGATCATGTCGATGCCGGTCACGGCACCAGACTGGGTCATGCCTGCCCCGGTGTACACCCGGAGGCTTAGCGATGCGGCCATAAGCTCCTTTCAGTCTCTGGGGCCAGCGGGGGCTGGCACCGGCTTCGACGCCTCGTGGACCTCGCGTGCAGATGGGATCTGGTCGAGTGACACAGCACCAGTGGGGGTGACCATCATGAGGTTGTCGTACTGCTCATCAGGCAGTGGTTCACGACCATCTTCGAGGCGAGCCTCGTTGACGGTCTTCCACGGGACACCGGCCAGGGCCAGCTGGTTGATCTTGGCCTTGGCTGTCGTTTCCTTCAGGTTCAGCGCTGTGAACGTGAAGGCGAGGTTGTTCTCCGGTCCACCGAATGACGGGTCCCACACCACCTCGTTGGTGATGTAGTCCTGGATCATCTGCATGAGGGGCCGCAGACCACGGTCTTCCGAGGTCTGCAACTGCACCTCTGCGGTGGATCGGTTGACATCGAACGTGATGCCCAGGTCCTGGGGTGAAAGCCCGAAGACGACCGCGATCTTGCGAACGAGGTACGTCTGCCACTCCAGGAACTGCATCTCACGGTTGTTCTGGCGGAAGGGGATCCACTGGGCGCCCTTGGTCCCGCCGATGAAGCCGATCGCGCCCTTACCAGCCACTTCGGACTCGAAGAACGCCTGGAACTCCCGTACCTGATCTCGGGTGATCCCTTCGCCCAGGTCCATCACGCCGTCAGGTGCGGCGCCCTGTACTTGGCGTCGGTTGTATTCATGCCCGTAGAGCTCAGCCTCGATGGTCAACTTCAGCGTCTCTAGGTTCGACAGGCCTACGGGCGAATATGTTCGGGGGCGGCTGATCATGTAGATGAAGTCATCGTTCAGCCACGAGGCCATCTGCTGGCTCACCCCGGTCGGATACCAGAAGTACCTAGGCTCGTCGGGGTTCCCGTCCCACATGGCGTTGACGCGCACTTCCCCGCCATCGACGCCCCAGAGCTCGACCAGGTCGCCTCGGAGGCTGCGTACGAGCTCGATACAGCCAGCATCGAGTGTGAGGATGTCTTCCACAACCGGCTCGATGAAACCACGGAATCCATCGACAGCAGGGTTCGGTCGCTGCAACAGATCGTAGATCCGCTTCGCCAAGCGCTTCGAGTACGGTTTGGTGTTGTCGAATGGTTCGATGGACCACTCGGCGGAGCTGATCTGGCTGCGCCGGATGTTGATGGCCCCTGCTACCCATTCGCTGTGCTCTGCCCAGTGCCGGAAGAGCGCAACGTCACTCTTACCTACCTTCCCGTTCCACTGCCTGGTCATCGCCACAGCGGTATCGGGTACGCGCTTTGGCGACGCCTTGGGGCTCTTGTAGATCATCGCCCGCAGGGCCTCTCGCCCCGAGGGGGTAGCGAGGGCCTGGAGGAGCGGCGGAACGCTCTTTACCAGTGCCATCAGTCGTCCTTGAAGTGCTGTCGGATGATGTCGCGCTGCGCCACCTCCAGGGCCTGTCTGAGCTGGTTCGTGTGCGCCTGCTCACGCGCCTGCTCATACGTCATCTCCCACGTCCGCATGCCCTTCATCAGGATCGCGACGTGGTCGGGAACGTCCTTTTCACCATCTCGGAATTCGACGGTCTTCATGCCTGCTGCCCAGATGGATGGACGCATGTTTCCATGCCAGTCCAACTAGCCTGCCTTTCCATACCAGAAGGCACCTCCACCGGTCTCCATGGCGTGACCGAGCGCGTCGATCATGTCGTCATGCCCCTTGGGGAACTGGAGCTCTTCGATCTCGAAGTCCGAGCCACGCAGGGACTCGTGATGGAAGACCTTGTGGGCCTCGTAGCGGGCTGCGACTGCTCGCGCCCTGGTGACCTTGTCCACGTCCGCACGTTTGCCGATGATCGGCAACCTGGTGGTGTTGAGCAGATCCTTGACCAGCGTGGACTGGAACTGGTTGTTCTCCACCAGGATGCGTTCGATGAGCGGGTAGGCGTTGAATCCATCGATGACGAACTGCCGGTGCCCGGTCTCCCGCTTGTCCCGGTAGACCGACAGCACATAGACGTTCATCTCCTCGTCCTCAGCGATGATCGCCCTGGCCGTGTAGTCCGCCTCTTCCCGCTCAGAGGAGGCGAGGTCCACGCCCATCTTGTAGCGATAGGTGTGCCCGGACGGGAGGGTATTGAAGTACTGATACCAGTCTCGCTTGAAGACGTTGCCTTCCATGAGACCGGAGATGTCGTTGAGGTAGGAACAGGCGAACATCGCGGACCCCATGTCCCGACGCTCCTGTTCCAGCTTATCCAACGGCCATAGCTCAGGCCAGAGGGCTTGGCGCTCGACCTTCTTACCCTCTTCGCACTCCGGGCGCTTGTAGTGCTCCCGCAGCTTCTCTTCATCGAAGAACTCTTTCCCGCAGATCTCGCAGGGGAAGAAGATGGCGCCCTTCCGCAGGGTGGGCCACTTGTTGTTCTCGATGAGCTTCTGGTACATGTCGCCCTCGGCCCAGCGGGTGCCGATGACGATCATGTTCCCTCCCGGCACGAGGGCCGGTTTCAGGGTCTTCCAGAACCAGGTCTCGATCTTCTCCTGCTGTTCCGGGTTCGCCGTGTTCTCTTCATCGAGGATGTCATCACAGATGATGAGATCGAAGCGCTTGGAGATGATGGCGCCACCGGCACCAGCGGAATAGAGCGTGACGTCCTTCGTGCCATAGAGATCGGAATCCTTCTGGATCCACTCCACGTCCGTCCACTTCTGGCCGGTCAGGTCCCCGAAGATGTCGTGGAACCGCTCATTGGACTGCAGGGTCCAGCGGATGGCGCGACTGAACGCGTTGCTCTGCTTGGCCGTGTTGCTGATGAGCCCCACCCGGATGTTCTTGTGCAGGGCGATCCACCAGGACAGGAAGATGGTGTTGGCCCAGGTGGTCTTGGCGTGACCTCGGGGCTCCAGGATGACCCCGTTCTGCTTGCTCTCGATGAGCTCCAGGAGGAAGCCGATCATCTCCCGGTGATGCGGCGCCGCCTCCATGCCGAAGACGTATTCCCCGAAGGCGAAGGGGTCAGTTGACGCGAGTTCCTTGTTCGCCTGGTCGAGCAGTTCCTTCCAGAATGACTGGTCGAGATCTTGCGCGAGCAGCTTCTGCAATTCTGCGGAGGTGCTCGGCATCTGGCTTTGAAACGGTTCTGGCGGTATCTGCGTCACGTTTCCCGTCTTCCGGTTCGCGCATCATGTCGCGGATGGCCTTCACCACCTCGACGGCGTCTTTCGTCGTGATCGTGACCTCTCCGGCAGCGAGCTGCTCGGCATATCGCCGCAGAGAAGCCCTGAGCACGATCAGAGATTCTTCACGGATGATACCTTCTTGATCAGCGATCTCAGCAGCCATTCGTTCATAGGTCTGCCGGGACAACGACGCCTTGTACGCCGTGCGCTTCCCGTTCCAGTCATTGTCACGGGCATGCTTCGCCATCGAGCTGTACGACACGTTGTTGCGTCGCGCCAGCTCCCGGATGGACAGATCTGAGGTCACGAACTCCAGTTCGACCTTCTTGGGGTCCCAGAGGCGTGGTCTACTCATCTGAGTGGTAGATGCTCA